CATCATCATCATCAGGACTGTCTGAGTCGTCGGCCATATCACTTAGCAGAGCGGCGTCTTCCATTGCGGTCGTACCAATCGAGACAGGCTTTTTAATACCCATCAAGTCACGCACTTCGTCGATCACCGGATCATCCGGCAGAAGTGGCGCTCCAGCAGTTGCCATATCTCGCAACGTACCAGCTATTTGTTCAACGTCTGTGAAGCGTACGGCTTCAGTTGTCATAGTAGGCTTCATCTCTTTAGGGAAACCATTAAGCAGCCAGAACTTATCTAGTAGGTCCTTGGCTGTAGCTTCTCTAATCTCTGTGAGAGACCCGTCAACCAACAGATAGAAGCTGTTGGTTTTGTCTTTACTCATGGCAAAACTGCCGGCGCTATCAGAGCCTAGCATGAGTTGTTCTACCCCGAGTGTCCTTGCCATTTCCCGGTTAATGCGCTCGATCGCCGTCGCTGTGTCCTTAAAACTCGTCGCAGAGCCCCGTAAGATATCTACATCCCATTGCTTGACCGCGCTAGGGCGCCCGCTTTCGTCTTGGCTTTGATAAGTTATACTGTCAAGCAGCATACCGATTTGAGCTGTGCGTACGTGGTTTTGAATAAAGCTTCGAATTGGTGCTTCCGCCTGAACCCGCTGAGCCTCACTCAAATCGCCGCGGTTGACCATTTCAGCTAACTCAGTGAAAGGCCCGCGTCCAATAGGAACACCGCGTAGATCAGTTTCAAAACCAAAACCTTCAAGCTGCTCATATCGAGCAAGCCTTTGAGAAGGGGCAACAAGATGCCTGAATAATCCTACACCCTCTGGGCTGTCACTCAAAGTATCGTCTGCGATATACAACGTCTTGTTGCGTGGTAGGTATATCTCCCGAGCATCCTGAGGTGATCGCTGGATCATCCCTAGCACTTCACCGTCGACCGCTACATCCCACTTCTCAATCGTAGCTTGTGGCCTAGGAGCCACATCCGCCAACGTTATAACACCGTCCTCACGACGCTTAGCTGTCCACTCCTGTACACTGAAACCGTAGAACCTATACATCGCCGCGCGACGTACAATCCGGTGCCAGGGCGTTGCTGCATCGTCCTTAAGAATGGACTCAGCTAGTTCAGCAAACTTTCCGTCAGTGTCTGCTTCGCTAGGCTGAAACTGCCATTTGGCTTTTGCTACTAGATTGAGGTAGTACCTCGTGCCTGTCGCCACAATGCTTGTATTAGCGAGTAATTCTGAATATGTTCTATACCGCTCACTCGGGGAACCGAGGTCTGGGTTCTTCTCATTGTTCTCGACGTACCCGCCAAAGATCGCTGTACCTGGCACACCGACGGTCTCTGTTGGCTTCGGCGATTGCCGGAACCTAGACAGAAACTGATCTAAGCGTGCTGCCATTAGGTACTCCTGTTGAATTATCTAGATGCCAGTGCCGAGGTACAGGTAACTTAGATGGTTTATACCTGCAGTTATAGACCATCTACCCCATACCACGGGCCCCGGCATCTACAACTGCACTGTGTCACTATACGCGCGTATGGGAGACCATTGTTTCTAAGCCCCTATAGGTATAGCTTCCCCGCCGTGTATTCCTATGCGGCCCCAACGTTTCCGGCGTACACCTTCAAGTGCATACCGGCAGGCATCGATCGTATGATTATGCCTGTCTGCCAGCACTGATACTACGTCACCTGTCAAGGGATCTTCTTTGTAGGAGTAATACATTAACTCATCCTGCACGTGCGGGCAGTCAGGATGCACAACGATGTCATAGGTCTTCATAAACTCTACACCTTCCTCAACAGAACCTGCACCTTTTTTGGCGCCAATAATGTTGAAGCCCCGGGCCTTCATATACGATATGGTCTCTGGCCTTGCACTGTCTGCCACAATTCGATGTCCGTCACGTACAGTCTGAAAGCCTTGGTGTCCGTATCTGTTAGGCCAGTACCGGGGATTTGTCGGATCGTTCAATTTGGAAGTACCGGCGAATAATGCTGGTGTCTCATCGATCTCACACTTGACTTTAAACGCCTCACGACGGAAGTACAGGGTACGACCTGAAATATAACATTCGACTAGGACTGTAGGATCAACAGCGAAGCCCCAGTCAGCACCGAGACGCGGGACTTCTTCGAGTATCCTTGTATCATCTAAGTCGTCTACAGTCCAATTGCGGAACACACGAGCCTCAGACCGGATGACAGGTTCGCCTTCCCATACATGCAGGTATTTATCCTGGTCACGACGTTTGTCCCATTCCATCTCGTCGACTAGGACGTCGGGGAACCAAGGATTGTCTCGCCAGCCGACTTTACGGATAATTGACTTAGGCGGAGGTTCGCCCCCGAGAAACATTTTGTCTACAGGGTCTTTAGTATCTCGCCTATTCCATGAGAACCAAATCTCAGAGTTAGGTTTACGTACTGTGGGGACAAGGAGCTGAATTGAACGCTGGCTGACAGTATTCGCTTCTTCAACCCATGCACCGTCTAGGCCCTCCATGGACTTCACGCTGTCCGGATTTGAGCGCAAGCCTGCAAAGAGGAATTCAGTTCGTCCGTCGCCGCCTATAATGGACCGATCGGTAATAGTGTAGTACCCATTACCTCCCTCGGACTTAGGTCCGAGCTTCGCCAATCTGATTTTATCCTCAAGCAGCTGCTTGACTGATGTGCTTATTGAGTTCTGGATTTCACGACAGAATAACCAACGTAAATCACGTTGCTCGTAGCCCTTAAGGACTATTTCCTGCCCAAAAGAATGAGACTTAGCTCCACCTCGACCACCGTGATACGCCTTATATCGTGAGGGCTGGCGTAGCTCTCTAAAGGCGTATGGCAGTTGCAAAGATATAGGAGCATCTTTAGTTGAGGAAGTCGAACTCTTCTGTGTCACTGGCTACTGTTTCCTTTTCGGGCTCGACAGCCGGCAACGGCTCAAGCACCTCGTAATCTGCTTCGATCATTCCTGGGGGAAGTACATATGTTACCTGAATTCCGGTGTCGAGCTCTTTGCCATCTTTGCCAACAACCTCTAGGCTTGACATATCCCGGTAACGAGCGTCGAACGCTTTCGCGTTGAGCTCAAGAAGCCGGTCCGAATGCTTTACCGTCGTCAATACGATCGGTTCACCTAGCTCGTCGTACTCGAGGTTACCGAATGCATCGTGTCGGTAACATAACTTGCCTTGGTGCGTCACGGGCTCTTCGTAACCGTCGCGACCGCGCCTGGTGATCTCTTCGCTCAAGCTATCACGATAGGCTTCAAGCGCTGTGAAAACTGCCTCGTCGAAAACAGGGTCATCATGACGCCAATCAGCGATCGTATGCCTCGTCTTACCACACGCACGTGCTCCTGCAGCAATAGTGCCCATGTGCTGGATACCCGACAAAGCTGCCAGTTTTCTAATCTGCCTGTTTGCTTCCCGATGTGCTGGCTGTTTAATCAGCGGCTCTACCGGAGTAACAACAAGAAAGTCTTTAGCATCTGTACCCATGATTTAGGGAATATACTACAGCTATGTTAGTCCTGCGAACCATCGTTTGCTATATCTATAACTTCTATTAACTCAAGTTTCGCTCTGCGCATCATATCAGCAGTTCCTCTGCCCCCTGGAAACGCTACAACTAAATACACTTCAAACGTATCTAACATTAATTGATTGCGAATAGGACCTGCTGCTTTACCGTCCCTAATCCAGTTTGCCGCTACCGCCTGTATAGGTATCTTGTGGAATTCAGCCCACTTGCCCGCCATACGATCTGCCCCACGTGCAGCGCCATGTACTACCAACGATGGCTTGCCATGCTTGTGTACTAGTTTCCGAAGTTCAGCGTTCATAAACTTCTGATCGCTAAAATCTCTACCTCCACAGACTAGCCAGATCATTTCTTTTGTCCATCTGTATGATGCATTGGCGCATGCTTTGTACGGGAGACAACTTCACCGTGTTGGAACCACGGTATGTCCTTTGGTTCGATATCAAGGATTTTAGCGATGAATAGATCATCTACCCCTGATTTCATCAAAGTCTTGTCGCGGGATACTAGCCAGAATACCGCGTTCTGCAGCTTCTCAACATCTTCTTCTAATTTCTTGACCTTACGAAATCTGGCGAACCACATGGCCGTCCTCCCTGTATAAAGCTTCCCTTAGTCTAGCTCTACTAGCTATCCGCCAGTCACATTCACTCTGTCGGTAGGCAACTACTGGCTTCTCTACATACGACGAGCTCTGAGCTGGATTAGGGTCTCTAGGAACACTTACCGGCTTCGGTCTGTCTGTCCGGTGGTTGAATATAGCTGACGCAACCGAGTTCTTACTGATACGGCATATTGCAGCTATCTCGCGGTAGGAGAGACCATTTCCCCACATGTAGAGAATGTTGGCATTTAAAGTAGACAGAGCTTTCTTAGGTCTTCCACCATTGAAATTATTAGGTCTCGCCATTTAACTACTTCCTCTTCGAGTAGAAGCCGATTATGACCATTACACAGTCTTCCGTGGTCGGAATGCTCTCATGCCGCCAGAAAGCTGTCGTTCCTTGTGGTGTGACAATCCCCTCAGCCTCGTGAAAGTACTGTGTAGACGTTACTGTCATCATATCAGTGGCCAAGTTATTTCGCGAGAGCATCGCATGCACTTTTCCCTGTTCCATTACCTTGTAAACTGGCGAATGATGCGCTAGGAACTTACCTGCCATCGGTCCACCAACACACATACCTGTGAATGATTCACCCATTAGTCGTCCTTCCTTCTTTCAGGTCTTTTGATCGTAAAGTCCCCGTTTACGCGGCGGACTGCGATATTCTTGCCTTCCATCTGGGGAAAGCCGTCTGCATCGAACACATGCTGCCAACAATAACCAGCGTCAAGATCGTAGGCGAACACATTCTTGACTTCCTCGCCGGTATCGTCATAATAGATGGCTAACGGCATTAGATGGGCAATTTCTTTAACATCTTCAACCTTACGGGGAAACTCAACCGGCGTTTCGTCCGGCTTGGCCATTGCATTTAAGTAGAAAGCCTTCCAAGTTTCGCCAGTAATAGCTTCGAATACCGAGGTAGTAACCTCTACACCATCCACACGGATCAGCTCTATACCGTCTTGAACTTGTATCCCCATATGATTATTCTGGAACATTTCGCCGATCGAACCATCAGGCATTACAGTCAGCTTGCGAAGAGCTTCGGCCCAACGTGTTGATAGGGAATGTTGATTTGACTGAATTGGCATTATAGTCTTTTTTAACCTACCATTAAAACTGCCGGGAATCATCGGGTTCACAACCGTTCCCATGGCGACCGGGTCAGTCCCACGTGGGTTCTTGTACTCAATGCCATGGTCTGCGAAATACTGAACAGCGTCCAGCTCGTGAGTGTTGAAGTTAAAGTTAGCGCTAGACGTTCCTACCATGCTAACCTTTATAGGTGTGCTTGTAGTCGGAGTATGTGCT